ACTTTCTATCATTGCCTGTGGACTTCTGTGGCGAGGGCGTGAGCCCGAGTTCACAGAAGGGTCGGACGCGCTGCGCGGCTACCGGGGAGGGGTCTGGTGGAGAATGAACATAACGGGCATAGCCTTAGGTACGCTTGAGGCTATCCTGATGCGAGCATGAGGATAAGCTAAAGGGTATCTGTAATCATCATCTGAAACATAGCCTGTTATATCTATGTTGAACCCAGCCTCCTCCTATAGTGGGGGTTAATCGATCTGGGGGTCAGAAGGGGCCGTAGCCCCCTCTGTTGGTCAGTTGAGCCAGCTTGGCTCCTCGTAGTCGTCGTAGCCACGGTTGAAGGTGGCGAGGCTCATGAACTCCTCAAGGAGCTTGTCGCGCTCGGCTTCGAGGTGTTCCTCGTGGGCCTTGTCGGTGTCCTTCGCCATGCTCTCGGCCCAGTACGCCACGGCCATAGCCAGGGCATCGAGCCGGTCATCGAACTTCAATGCGCCCTTGTCGCGGGTGATGCGGGCCATCTGGTACATGAGCTGGCGCTGGGGTTCTGGGGTGAGCTTGTGGTCGCGCTCGATCACGCTCTGGCAAATCACCAGGCGGTGCTGGTTCAGGATGGGTTCGAGCGTGTCGCAGATGCGGCGCTCCTTCTGGATGGAGTGCTTGACCTCCTCGATAGCCACTGGGTGGATGCGCTGCATTACGGGCTTGAGGAGGGCCGTGAACATGCCATCACCGAAGTTGGCTTCCACCACCACGGCGTTGACGCTTTGCTGCTTGGCGATGACGCTGAGGGCCTTGAGGGTGCCTTCGCCATAACCGTCCTTGAAGCCTCCCGAGGCGGTGCAGAAGAGCCAGCCATTGAGCTGCTTGACCACGGCATAGGTGGTCTCGTCCTTGCCACGACCGGAGGGGTCAATGACCATGACAGCGCCCTGGTATTCGAGCATGTCGGGGGAGACCCACATGGGCCGGTAGAAGTTGTCGCCCTGGAGACCGACCATCGGAAGGTCTTCGACGCGGTGTTCTGTGCCATTGCTCCAGACGAGCTTGGAGGGGGCCATACGTGGGTCGAGATGGGTGACGAGCAAGTCCTTGAACTTGAGCGGGTAGCGGTCCTGATCGCTGAGGCTGGTGTCCAGCATGAACTGCAGGGCGAAGCCAGAGCGGCCATAGGAGGCTTCACGCTCCATCAGGTCGAGATCATTGAAGCGCTTGGGGTCGGTCGGTGCCCCTGCCTTAGCCCCGTTGTCGATCATGCGAGCGATGTAGGGGGACAGTCGGCCAGCGTACTTCTCGACGTTCTCGGGGACGCGGGCGGGCCAGATGCGGATTTCATAGCCGCGCTCGGGGAGGCGGTTGTAAATCGACATTTCGGTCTGCGGGGTGCCCAGGTAGATCACTCGACCATTGGGCTTGAGAACGGCGTCGAACTCCTTGATGCGTTCCGAGAGCATGTCGCGCATCGTCACGGTCATGGCGTTGTTCAAGCTCTCCACGTCATCCGCGATGATCACGTCAGCACGGGAGCCGGTGAGCTGGCCGGTGATGCCGACCGACTTCACGGACGGGGACTGAGACGCTCGGGCCGGTCCAACGTCGAAGGCGATGTTACTGTCGCGCTGACCCTTCCTCGGCTGGAGGTGGGCCAGGATGGGCATCTCTGCGATCAGGCGCTTGGTGAAGGTCGAGAAGCTGTCGGCTCGGTCCTTCGCTGCCGAGACCACCATGATGTTGAGCTGGGGGTTGTTGAGCAGCAGCCAGCACACGAAGGCCGAGGTGATCCAGCTCTTGCCCACGCCACGGAACGCCTCGATCACCGAGCGGCGTGGACCCTTCTGGAGGTACTGGGCGATGTCGTACTGCGCGTCCGTTGGGGGCGGTAGGTTAAGGTGCGCCCACACGAGGAAAAGGAAATTGCGGAAGTCCTTTAGGACTGGGTTATCCAGCCGCTCAAGCGGTGTATATTCGAGTTCAATCATGGGGTTCCTTGGAGCCCCGTAGAGACGCAAAAAAGCCGCCCTACACGCTTGGTGCAGGACGGCTGAAAACGGCGCTGGTGGCCCGCAATGGGCCTCTAGGGGCTAAGTGTTAGTGGATAGATTGAGACAGCGATAATGGGGTGGTAAGGCGACAGTCCGTATCCGATCACTGACAAGCGGAAGCCGACTAGGCTCAATCCTCAAGTTGAGCCCGTTCCAATAAGGTCGCTTTCTCCGCCGTTAGCCTGTCGATCAGCGGCTTGAACTTGTCCGCGCCGTATTCTGGCTCCATCGCCCTCGACTGCATCTTTGACGCCAAGGCGACGTAGTCCGACCAAAGCGTCTCGGCCTTGACGAGTTGTGCATCGATGCGTTTGAGAGCCTGTTCAATCGTCTCTGCAACAGCCATCGCAGATGCCTTTCCTTGCTGGGCATAGTTGAAACGTTTGCAAACGGGGAGGGTTCACGAAGAAGTCGAGCAGTCGGCGCTTGTCGGGCCATGCATTAGAACTAGGGAGTTACAGACTGGAGTTCTGCTTTCGGGAACTCTCCTAATTTGGCAGATAGCCAGCCTCCTCGTCATCGCCCTCCTTCGTGAACGGGAGGGTTTGGGCGAGGTTATCGAGCGGGTTGCCCTTCTTGGGCACTCCATCAATGCCGTTGTCCTTGAGGAACTGGCGCACGACGCCGAGGTCGGCTGCGGTTGCTTGACCACTGTTCACGCGGTCCAGAAGCTCCTCCGCGAGCGCGGTGTGGAGAGAGGCGAGGATTTTGGAAAGGTCGGCCATCAGGCTGCTCCGAAGAAGTAGGGGACCGCTATCGCTGCGACCGCTGCAATCGCGGCCACGATGGAGATGCCAGTGGCAGTCCAGTCGCGGCTCTGCGCTGCGGTTGCGGTGATGCCAGCGATGGCGATCTCGTTGGAATTGGTGCGGGCTTCGAGCGCGTCGATGCGGACGGACTGCTGCCCGTGCATGGTGACGAGAACGTCGAGCTTGCCCTCCAGCCGCCCAAGGGCGACCAGAGTGTCGTTGGTGTGGTCCATGATCAGGCCTTGATGCAGTAGAGGAGCGCGACGTTGCGCGGGCGGGTCTCGGTGCCGGTGTTCGCCGCCACGGTGATCTGGTGGGTGTGGTTGCCAGCGTTGTTGACGGTGATGGTGTGGGTGTGGTCGCCAGCGGCGTTGGTGCCAGACGTGACGCGGCCCTGGTTGGGAGCGCCATCGGGTATCCACGAGCGATTACCGGCATTGTCGTAACCGATGGTCTCGTTGGTGAGGGTGTGGCTGTGCCCGCCTGCCGAAGCTGTGGTGGCATTATGGGTGTGCTCACCAGCAGCCGTTGCAGTGGCGGTGTGGGTGTGGCCCTGAATGTCCTGCGCCTGGGCCGAACCAAGCTGCCGGTTCACGTCCACACCACGGCCCGCGTCGAGGCCGCGAATGAACTCGCCACGGAGATCGGGGAGGTTGAACGTGGTGCTGCCGTTCCCGACACCGAAGGTCGTTCCGATAGCCAGGAACAGGTCAGCGAAGGTGGTGCGCGAGACTGCCGCTCCGTTCGCCGCCAGCCAGCCTGTGGGGGCCGTAGAACGGGCGAAAGGCGCGATCATGCCCGAAGGTATGAGCATCGAGGTAGCGGCCTCCACGGCCTCGTCACGGGCCTCCTGAGCTTCGTCTCTCAGGGTCACAGTGGCGTCACGAGCATCCTGGGCTTCGTTGCGGAAACCTTCGGCGGCATCTCGTGCCGACTGAGCGAGGCCACGTTGGGAAGATGCCCCAGACGAGCTGGAGGCAGCGGCATCCCGAGCAGCTTCGGTATCGGTCTTTGCGGAGGTGGTAACGTCGCGAGCGGCGATTGCCTGATCGCGGTAGCTCTGGGTGGTGTCGCGAGCTGCGACCGAGGTGTTCTCGGCCTGGACGGCACGGTCCTTGGCAGCGACTGCGAGCGAGACGTTGGTGTTGGTCGTCTCCAGTGCCCAGCCCTTGCTCACTGCATCGGTGAGGGCCACCGGGTCAGCGAGGTTGGTGATACGCCGCAGGAGAGCGGAGAACTGGCCGTCCTCGGTCACGCCCATCGAAGCAGCGCCCTGGTCGAAGGCTTCCTGAGCGAGGAAGAACGACTGGAGCGTGGAGGTGTTGAGGTCCGTCTCGACCAGCGTTGAGCCGTCCGTGAACGTGACCAGACGGTCCTCACGCGGCGTTGTGCGGCGCACCTCGACCACCGTGTCGGCGGCTGGTGCAGTGGTGGTGATCAGGCGAAAGGTGTCCACCCACGAGAAGGGAACATCGACGCCATCGACCCGAACGGTGATGTGAGATTTCGAGAGGTATTCGCAGGGAACATCGAAGTTCTTCTGCGAACCGTTGCCCTGGTACTGGGCGTAGGAAAGAGGCATTGAGCCCTCCAAAAGAGAAAGCCCCCGCCACGGTGAGGTGACGAGGGCCAAAGGGTTTGGGTGTTGGTCGGTAGGGTTAGTCGGGGCGCGAAGTCGGCAGGTTGCCGATCATGGAGGCACCGATGTTGGTGACGCCCAGGACGTTCTGGAACGGCAGTAAGCCGGTCAGTGCGCGGGCATCGCCCTGCGTGAAGCCTTCCCCAGCCATCATCTGGCCGGGTATCTTCGAGACCGTCTGGAACTTGCCCAGGAGGTCCATGGTGGCCGAGCCTTCGACCCAGTTGCTGTCGAGGCCGGTGGTGCGCCCGGTGAAGAGATCGCCGTGCTTGGCCTCCATGCCGGTCATTCCCCACGCAGTGTCAGCCGTTGGGCCGAGCATGGTGAACCACGAGCTGTTCTGGAGACCGTTCAAGATCACCGACTTGGTGTTCATGCGCTCGGTCAGGAACTCATCCCGGTCAGGGCGACCGAGGGACTGGAGATGGGTGCGGCCCATGTAGGTCATGGAGGCCACGAACCAGCTCAGCGTGAAGCCCGCGAAGGTGGTCCAGTCACGGTGGTTGAGACCGTTCAAGAGCTGCTTCGACCAGCCTGCGAGCATGAAGCCACGGAACTGGAGAAGCGTTCGCGCGAGGTTACCATTCATCCACATGGCGAGGTTGCCGATGTCGTTCTCTTGGATGACCGTGCGGCCCATGCGGAAGACCGCTGCCTCGAACGATGCGAGGGCTTCGATGTCATCCCACTTGGAGAAGCCCATCT